CTGCGCCGCCGCCTGACCATGACCATCGGTCAGCGGTATACCCTGATGATGAAAAGCTAGTACCTCTCTGCCACACCTGCATCGCACCATTGATGATGAGGTTCCTGCGGCCAACGCCGATCCCCTGAAGGCTGCCGTCAGGGAAGGTGATCCCAGAAGTTCCGTTGATAACCATGCTCATCTCAAATTCTCCTTACAGCACCAGCCAACGCTGGCCGCTTGAAACCGTGATTGTAACGCCACTGTTCACCGTCACAGGGCCTACACTAAATCCATTTTCACCGCTCGCAATGGTATAGCTTACGGTTGCAGTGTCCTTATTCGTGACAATCGCGCCACCGGCTTGCGCACCACCGATCCCGCCCCAAGTCGTGCCATTGTACCCTTCAAACTGTACGGTGGAAGAGTTAAAACGCAGGTAGCCCGCAGCAGGCGTGCCCGGCTGTTGTGCCGTGGTCCCTGCAGGAACATACACCGCACCTGTGCCGTTAAACTGCACCCCGTATAAGGTGGTGGTCAGTTTGGTCGCGTTGTCATAATACAACTTGACGTCTGCATTTTCGGTGCCCACGACGTAGTTCTCGCCGCCCGTGGAGCCCAATGTGACCTCGTTAGATTGGACCTTAATCCCACCCGTACCGACATCCTTAATGAGGCTGTTGCTGCCATCATGCAACAGCTCCATGTCACCACCGTCACCGAACACGGCCTTCTTATTATCCGGCCAGTTGACATGCCCACTGGCATTTGCAGTAACGGTCTTAGAGGCTTGAACAGTGCCCAGCGTGGTGATGTCGTTGTAGTTTAATTCTGCGGCAGTGGCCGTTACGCCGTCCAGAATGTTCAATTCTGCAGCGGTAGAGGTGACCGTTACACCCGCAATCTTCAGAACGTCAAGGTCAATCGAAACGTCTTTGAACAGGTCAAGGACCGCTGCGCCAGAGCCTGCTCCGTCACAGTACACGACCTTTTTAGCTCCGGCTTCAACGCTGACGTTGCCACCCGATCCCTGCGTCAGGGTGACGGTCTGGTCAGAGCTGTTGATGATCCAGTAGATCTTTTGTAGATCATTCGGGGCGATGGTTACGGTGCACGTGCCGCCCGGAGTCCCGGTGAATTCCACCAGCGCATGACGACCTTCGGAAGTACTACCATCTGTAGTGGTCAACGTGTAGGTGGTGGAAGACAGTGCGATAGAAACGCCGCCAGTAGTCAGCTCCTCGATCAGCTCCCAATTCTCATTGGTAATCTGACCCCATGTTCCCGACTTTTCACCATCGGCCATTAACTCCAGACCAGAATTTGAATATGTACTAGGCATTTTCCATCACTCCGCTATGCGGCAATTTTAGTCCAAGTGGTTGTGCCCGAGGGCGGTGTAACTGGCGTCCATGCCCCTGTCGCGGGCGGGGTGACTCCTGTCCAATTTGCTGTCCCGGTAGGCGTTACCTGACCCCACACAAACACATTTCCAAGGGATGTTACCAGTTGTTGGCCACTCACGGGAACTGTTGCTGCGGCAAACGGGACTACGTTCCCAAGTGCCGTAGTTGCAGACACTCCGGTAACCGAGGTGTTGGCAGTAGCTGCAACCACCACCGTGCCTACAGCCCCTGTTCCAACCACGCCAGTTGGCGTGACGACCGCCTTGGCAATGACCGTTTCTTGGCCGAGGGAAGTGGCCGCAGATACCCCGGTTACAGCGACCGACGCTCCTGCAGCGGCAGTTGCGGTACCTAGCTGTGTAGTGCCCGTTACGCCTGTTGGCAGAACCACCGCCTTACCTACAAGACCTACGGTTCCCGTCTGGCCTGTAGCAGAGACGCCCGTCGGGGTGACTACCGCCTTAGCGATAACCGTCTCTTGCCCTAGCGAACCGGTTGCGGAAACGCCTGAAACAAGAACAAGTGCCTTGGCCGCAACGGTTGCCGTTCCCACAGCGCCTGTGGCAGAAGCCCCTGTCGGGGTGACTACCGCCTTAGCGATAACCGTCTCTTGTCCCAGCGAACCGGTTGCGGAAACGCCCGTAACGGGAACAACCGCTTTAGCGATAACCGTCTCGTTGCCAAGTTGACTCGTGGCAGAAACACCCGTTACAAGCGTGAGGGCCTTAGCAACAACAGTAACAGAGCCCACAGCACCGGTCGCAGAAACGCCGGTAGGGGTGACAACCGCCTTGGCAATGACGGTTTCTTGTCCTAGCGCACTTGTAGCAGAAACTCCCGTGACGGGAACAACCGCCTTGGCCACGACCGTGGCCGTTCCTGTAGCGCCGGTCGCGGAAACACCGGTTGGCGTAACCACCGCCTTAGCAATGACGACCTCATTGCCAAGAGACGTTGTTGCCGAGACCCCGGTTACCGAGACATCAACATTAATGCGGATCTGGCCTGAATCAGCAAATGCTGCTTCAGCAAATGAGGCCAGACCTAACATGGTTTACAACACCAGCCAGGTGGATCCCGAAGGGACCGTGACAGAAACCCCTGAATCGACCGAAATAGGCCCTACAGAAAGCGCATTGCTTCCCGATGTGATACTCGATGAGTAATCAATCGTCTGTGTATTTTCCACATACCCACGTGAACCGATCACGGCACGCGATGCGGGTAGCGTGGCAAACACAAACTTGCTGCCTGCAGAGAAATTGACCGCAGAACCCGAGTTTGAAGACGAGAAAATGGTGTCACGGCTCAGCGTCGTGCCTGATGCTGTGTACGTGCCAATCCCTACCTCCCACTCATTCAGCGATTCGTGCTGAATGGTGTAATAGGTACTGTTTCCGTCACCAATTCCAGAAAACGCCTGAAACCCGGTTTCGGCACCCGCAAGCGTAATAGTGCCGGTGCCCGTGGTAGTGGACGTTTCCTTGACTCGATCAGCAAGGACCAAGGCCATTTAAGGCTCCTTATGCGATTCTGATGATCGCGTTAGAAGCGTCAGCAGCGGGAAACTGGATCGTGAAGTCACCGTTGGTAGAGGTCTTATCCCCACCGAACGCCAGTACCGCTACTGCCGGATCACCTGCCGCATCTTCGTTATAGATCAACGCGCCGTTTGCGGTGATCGTCGCAGAAGACCACGTGGTATCAGCGAAATCGGTGTATGCAGTAATGCTTGAGCTAGTCGGAGTGACGTTGGTCAAGGTATTGCCCTTAGCGGTGTAGCCAGTACCAGAAACTTCGTTAGTCGCTGAATACGCGGTGGTCGTAGCATCCAAAGTCGCTGAGCTGGTGTACAGCGCGATCTTGAAGGTACTGCCGGTGCTGTTGGTGAAGTCGTGAATGCCCTTGAGCAGCTCAACCTTAAAAGATGTGCACATTGCCTGTGAGATTGCCATCAGAGTCTCCTAATCATTTCAGAAAGGCTTTTCTGGCCCGCCGCGTCTAAGGCTGCACAGACCGTGGTTCTGTCGCTCCGTGCCGCTTGAGTCAGATAGTGAATCAATACGGAACGAATACGCTCCCTAAACGCGTGAGCCTGCTCACGCACTATTGGATCGGCGTTATCTGACACCGACACAATTTTATTTAGAGCCTGTTCAGCAAGCTCTTCGGGGGTGAACCCCCGGTTGTTCGTGGTCTCAACCGTTACCTGAAACGGCTGCAGATCAACTTGTACTCCAAACACCCCTTACCTCCCCATTTGACCAAAGACAGGGCCAGGTGATTCCGACTTGACCGGAAGCCGTACCATGCCGTCACGGTATTCATCACGACGACGACGGCCCTGCTGTTCGATGCCCAAGGACTGCACAGCTTGTTGGTAACTGTTCTCAAAAAACTGCAGCATTTCCAAGGGACCCTTGGTGTAACTATACGCTTGAACGAGGCACGCATACAGCAGTGCTTCTGGGGCGTTCTTACTGATCCATGTCTCGGTATTGGACGAGGAGAGCTGTGTAGGACGTGCGATATATCCGAGCTGGACCACATACGCATCATCAGGAGTCGGAGCAATATAAAAAGTACCGTCATTCCACACAGAATAGTACTTAGGCTCTCCTGTTTGCGTGTAGTCAGGCCAGTATTCCTTCATGAAAGAAGTATCCCGGAAATCCAGCATTTTCTGATCCCCGTTTGAATCGGTGATCATGATGTAACGATGCGTCAGCAAATCAGACGGGGCCAACAAAAACCGGTTACCCGTGGTCATTGCCGCGGTAGACTCGATCTTAAACACATCCAGATCAATGTCCCGTAGTAGCCGGTTTTCCGCCATCGTGATGAAGGTGTCAATGACTGCACTGGAAAAGACGTTGCTGTCTACCTCAGTGTAGTTACGAATGGCCGTTACGATGTCGTTGTAAGTCATTAGACAAGTACCGTTACAGTGCCTAGCCGGGCCTTAGCCAGGATAGGCGGGGGAACAGGGGCAGGCTGCATCCCTACACTTTGAAAAGTAGCATCGCCTGTACCGCCGACCGGAACCGTCATAGGCTCGATGCGATCGGGCCGCGGATCCTGCAGTGCAATGGCGTCTGCGGTGTAGTGCAGCGGGTAAAGCTGCGGTTCTTTAGGCTCATAGTCACGAGAACAGACCATGAACCCCTTCCAATTCTTCTTTAGATCGGTCAGGCGGTACCGCTGGCCACAGATGTCGCAGAGGCCGTAAGCGTATTTACCTGCCGCAAAAGCCATGGTCAGTACCCTACGTCGGGCGTAATCCGAACGCTGGCAGTATCACGGTCTTCTAGTGCAGCGCGAGTAAAGTCTTCCTCGTACACCTGTTTTAGCAAACCAATGCGGTCTGGGGCATATTTCAGCGCCAGTTGATAGGCCAAACCGGACACCAAACAAGGCAAAAAGCGGAAGTTAATGTCCGCCGTGTTGGTGTAATTGCCACTATCTTGAATCCGACGGATGCGGTAATACACGAGCGTGTATGCGCCATCTGCGGCGGGATATACGTATGCCGTAGGCGTGCTGGAGCGCTCGACGTAAATCTGCGAAGGGCGGCCCTGAACGTTCTTGTTTGGAAGATTCAGGTATTCTTCGCGACTGATCCGATCGATCGTTACATCTTGTTGAGATGTGCCGGTTCCGGTACGGATCACCGCAGACAGGACATTGACGGTGTCATTGCCGAGTAAGGCACTATTGTCGCCCGCAGTCAAAGACTTAGTCCCCTGCTCGATCGTCCAAAGATTCAAGCCACGATTGGCCCAGTCCAAGAACAACAGATTCAACGAGCGACGCGCAGAGGCCATCTGGTGCCCTGCAGTCATGCGCATGCCGCACCGCTCGAAGGCCTCCTCAATAAGGTCGTCGATCGACAAATCAAATGCGGTTGTCCCTGAAGTGGCCATGTCTTACTTCTTGCAGCCCTTCTTCGCCATGCCGCCCTTGCGGTACTTGCTTACACAGCCGCCTTTCTTCATGAACACCGGGCCGGTAGTCTGCTTCTTGGCTTTGCCCATGTTGAAATTGCCGCCGCGCTTTGCAGCGCCCATTCCACGTGCTTTCATGTTACCTCCTTAGTTTTTGCTAACTTCAAGGATGATCGTATAGGTATCGCCCAACGTGTGATTGCGAGTGGTAAACAGGATATCGCCAGTTACACCCGTACCTGCATTGTTCTGAATGCCGCCAAAACTGCGGAAGTCCATGTGGTCCGTCATACCTGCCGGGGCGGTGAACGCCAGCACATTCGCGGTAGCGTCAAACAGGATGTCTACGGACATGCCGTCCGTAGTAAACCAGCCCTGCATGATTTTGACCTTGGATGGAGATCCGGACAGCGTAGAAACGTCTACCTTGACCACAGCGGATTCGCCGTCGCCGCCACTGACGTTGGTGAACTTCAGGACCGCGGTTTTAGGACCATCGACCAGAACCTGCGTGGTTACT